ACACAGCCCAGGAAGAATTCACCGTTGATCTTTAGGTCGAGACTTAGGTCTCGTTTCAAGGGTCCTTTCCTTAGTTGGGAGGACTCTATCCGAGAGAGGTACGGTCCTTCTTTAATTCGGACCAAGGGTGAGCTGTCACCGTCCGAGCTCGAATTGATCGAGTTGTAATACAGCACAGCCCTCCATGGCGTTAAACTGGTTTTGTGGACCGTGCCTTAGGCGCGGCATTTTTCGGATTAGCTCTCCACCATTGTTGCACACAATAGAGAAGGCCTGCAACAATTTATTTGCTTTCAATCTTAATAATGAAGTGTTAGGGACCATGCATGCATACAATTATGGTCTATGCCCTGGACAAGATTCCAGTGCCTTTACGGGGGGACACCCGTCTATTTGCAGCAACAAGTACCCTGCGAATAGTAATGGTTGCTTGCCTGAGGCTGTGGTGGTAGAACCACAGTCCAGTGAAACATATTCTACCAATGTGAGTAGTAGCAATACTACTAGCCAGAACGTCGAGTTCATGGACGCGAATCCTGCGTATGACTACCATGTCGACGGAGCTGGTGATCCCACCAGAGCGTGTGCGGACATGAGTGACACTGAGCTTGGGTCTTTCTTTGAGAGACCCATCCTCGTGAAGGAATATTCATGGACGCCTGGCATGGTCTTTTGGGAACGGTTTAATCCATGGTCGTTGTTCTTTGACAATTCTCGCAACGTGAATAGGTTGGCCAATTTCAATTTGATGCGTAGCCGGCTCTGTGTTAAGTTTGTTGTTAACGGAAATGGGTTTTATTACGGCCGTTTGTTGGCCTCATATAACCCGTTGCCCGGTTTTGATCAAGTATCAGTGGACAGGGGGCTTGGCCTTAGTGTGGATTCTATTGGAGCGAGCCAGAGGCCCCACATTTACATCAACCCCACTGAATGTCAAGGTGGCACACTTTGCGTGCCTTTTGCCCACTATCAGAACGCGTTGCGCGTGCCGAGTGCGCAATGGGCTGAAATGGGCGAGGTGACGGTCAGGCAGTTGAACGTTCTTAAGAACGTCAACGTTGCACCCGCCGCAGGGCAGGAGCTTACCCTCTCTGTGTTCGTGTGGGCAGAGGACGTTTCTTTGTCTGTGCCCACTTCGTCGAACCCAACTACCATTATACCTCAAGGTGTTGAGGTGGTTGTGCCGCAGTCCGATG